TTAATCGGGGTATCGATCAAATTAATTATAAATGTTAGGTGTATCCTTTCGGGTGCCTAACGAGTTGATTACCTTATCAGCAATCTGGTCTAAAGATACTATAAACTTAAGTATCTCGCAACGACCTTGACTATGTTGGTAGTTGTCCGTTATTTCCAACTGGTCCCGCTCCGCCTGGCGTAGGGACTCCATTTCTTGCATTAGGACCGACCACTCCGTCCCCATTTGGGACTTGATTAGCTTCACCGCCTTGCTGGCTGGCAAGGATAGCTTGTTGTAGTGCTTGCTCATCCATCATCTCCTTTTGTGTTTTAATTACCTCGTCTGGATCAATATCTAAGGACTTAGCAATATCAGTCAATAGTTTTTCTCTATCAACCATTTGTGCATCCAATGGATTATTAATCAAGGACAAGAACTGTAGCAGTCTTTGAGACTGTACTTCTTTTTGTATCAGGGCTGTGGATCCTTTTGCAACAATACGCATATCAGATTTAACATTTTCATTTTCATTCCATGTCATATTCCAATCATAAAGTGAGCGTATCATTGGTTTTGTTAGAAAGTCATCAATATTTTTGATAACTGATTTGAGAACAATATTGGCATTACTCATTAAGATTGAGATACCAGTTGCTGTTCTATTTAGTGAACTTTGTGTTTGTCCGTGAGTATAAGAAGGCAACGCAGTCGTTTCATCGGCAAATCTTCTAAATAATTCTATAACAGAAACAAGTGCTGGGGAGTTTGACTGAGGCTGATAGAAACGCACCATAGGCTGATTACCGTCTCCACCCTCTCGCAAGAATACACGCCATGGATACAACTCAGTTGGATCTTCTCCAGATGCCATGATATCAGTATTCACCTCAACCATAGGACCAGAAGATAATGCAACATTATCGAGATAGATTCTTGTCGCAGCGTTCATGGTAGCTTGAGAATCACGCATCATCCTTGGAACACCTGTGCCCCAAAATGCGTGTGGGTTTTTCTCATAGGGGAATATGAAATATGGTATTACGCCACCAGGCAACGGGTTCAACTGAGCCTTAATTACCTTGCCAGATACCATCCATATATTTGCGTCATACTCCATAGAGAGGTCATCATCCTCACCAAACTCTACTCCAGCGTCTTTTAAATCGTGTCCATTAAGTGAACCCCAGAACTCTAATACTTCAAACTTTTCTGTATTAGTATTGCTGTCATTCACATTAGCTATGTTTCTTCTATCAACTTCATGTTGTGCTTCATCGTGATTACCCTCTGGGTTCATCTCAATGCACTCATTAATTAAGTCAACATTGAATCCTGGATAATCTTTTAAAGCATTAAACTCTGCTCTTGAAATAATGTGTCTTCTAAAAATATCACGCATATCATCAACTGATGTAGCATGTGGGTCTGGGTAAAGATCAAAGATAGAAACAGCTTCCATTTCTGGCATAGCATTTTCTTCATAAATTAAATTAAAACCTTCATCGCCTTTTATCCACTTATGATCTTTTTCAATGCGTAGTGTGCCAGCCTTCATAGCACCTGTACCAAAAATAACCTGTTCCATAATGGCATCTTTCATTTTACCTTCTAAGTTATTTTCTAGAGCTTGGTCTAATATAGCTTCTTCCATATTCTTAACTCTCTGCTCAGTTTCAGCTTCAATCTCTTCAGTCAATTCACTAAGTCTTGCCATAACAAGTTCTTCAATACCTGCGGTGCCAACTTGTTCTGCTGCTTGTTGTATCTCTAGAGCAGCTTTTTCGGCAAGCTCTTGCTCGACTAAAGGTTGTTTAGATAGTGGTGTCTTCTCAATAGAAAAGAACTTTTGTCCTGGTTGAAATAAAAGATCGGTGATTCTTGAGTAGGCTGCTAATACTTTGGTTCTTGTAAGTCCTACATAGACTTGAGATCTATCGCCTTTAGATTGTATTTTAGATAACACATCAGGATCATACTGACCCATAAATGCTCTGAGGTCTTCAATCCAGTCATCCTCTATGTCATCCCGAGCATCTTTATACTCAGTATATTTTGATTTAAGTATTGATCCCAGCGAGGCAAGTTCTTCAAGTTCTTCTTCTGAAGCGTCAGCTGCTGCGGATATTCCCTCTGGTCCTAGTTCTTTGTCCATAGTCTAAAAAAATTGTTTCTTCACCCTCTTGAAGTTTTGCCTATGTTTTCTTGGCATACTATTTAATCCAAATAGGGCAATAGCATATGCCATTATTCTATCATCAAAACAACCTGGTTGGGCGTTTGTTATGCCTCTAGCGTCTACGACATAAGTTCGTAGCTCATCTATCAGCTCTTTGTCTACTATACCACTTTCTCCTTGGCGTAGTAAATGTACTAAGTTATCAATAATTAACGGCTTTGTCTTGGTTGTTGTTAAAAAACCTGCACGCCTAGTTAATCTATCTACATACGCATCATCTACACTTTGTTCAACATAGAGGTTTGGATAGTTAAGTTCTTGTATTTTTCTAATAGTAGTTAGACCGTGGTTGTTTCTTTCAATCAAGGTCCAAGCTTTTTTATAAAAGTGTCCAATCTTAGCTACAATCTCAGCGAGGTCAAACGGGTCAACATGACCTGACCAAGTGGCGACTTGATTACCCATATGGTCTAGCACCTGGATGCACGAGTAATCGCCATGCTCTAAACCTTCCGCAACATCAACTCCAATACAATACCTCAGAGAATCCTTTGGATTCTCGAAAATTTTTAATAAGCCTCTTTCATGTTCTATAAACTCATGCTCACGCACATCGTATCTACCTACTGGGGTATAACACTCTATTGCTGCTTGATCTATAAACTTTGGTTCAACAAATAACCTACCTGTTGTTAGAAACGCCTCTTGCGGGGTAGAAGGATATTCCTGTCTAAACAAATCCTCACCGCCTAGTTCTTGAATCTTTAGTCTACGAAACATTATTTGTTCGTCATCAAGGTTAAACATATCCTTGAGGTCCTGCTCTTCGGGTTCTATCTCATAGTAGGGATCTACCTTTCTACGATACTCAGGCATCATATACCAAGGAATAAAACAAATGTCCCACTCTCCTTCTCCCCGCAGTGCCCGCATGCAGGCTTCATAAAACCAACCACCTGCTCCGTTGGCGGTAGACTCTAATAATATTTCTGATTCAGCTTCTGGCACGGTTTGAAGTAACCCAGGGATAATATCCGCATTGGGATAGAAAGCTACCTCAGAACCGTGTAAGTAGTTAGTAGTCCAACCACGACCAACCTCCCCTGTTCGGGCTGTAGCAATCCTCCATCGGGACCCGTGGGTAAATGCCATTGAGTTGCTGGTTGATTCTTTGAGGTCTGGGGTAACTAAAGGATGAGGTAAGTTCTCATAAAAATTACGCACCATACCAAAAATAGCTTTTGTGGATTCATTCAGGTGAGATACTACTACCGCATTTTGATTCTGTGCTGATACTGTTTTCCAAAAACCCCGTGCCTGGCAATAGGTTGATATTCCTGTTTGTCTAGATTTGAGTATAAGTATTCTAACTCTGCCGTGTTTTTTATACTGTTCGTTGATTTGTTTGTCTAACTGTTGCTGTGCAGCGTTTAAATTCAATGCAATCAGCTTACCTTGTTTATCTATGATCTTAAGACAGTGTTTAGCGTATTGTATGAGATCCGTTTTAAAGGTATTTATAATTTTTTGGATTTTATTTTTTTCAGTTTGGACTTCCAAAATCACATACCCCCCTTAAGGTCATGGGGGGATATAGGTATATATGTATATAGGGTACCCTGTCCAGCACCCCCCAGCCCTTTATTTATGCGGTTCTTGTTGATAGTGTGTCCTTACTATATAGAGAGGATCACCTAGTTAAGGTTGTTCTCTTTCTTCTCTAAATCAATACTTTCGAACCAAGAATCTGCCATTGAAACCTCTAGCTTTTGGCTTTCATCTACCATACCGTAGAACTTCATGAGGAGCTCTAGAGCCTTTACACGGGAGCCTGATGTGTGTCCGTGCACTTTGCCTAGGGCTTCATCCTTGAGTTGCTCTATGATGCTATCATGGTCTTGTAGGTTGCGTTCTTTTGACTCCGCTAGCTCTTTTGTAAGCAATTCCTGAACCTCATCATCGTTCATCAATCTGTGCCCTTGATTATAAGCAGATTTCTTTGAGTATCCGCATCGTATTGCAGACTCAGTAGCGTTCCTTGTTATCAAATAATGTTGCACAAATTCTTCTTTGCGTTGTCTTAAAGCCTTGTTCTTTATAGCCATTTTAATACCTCACTATGTATATAGCTCTATTGTATATATATATGAGTATTTTTAGAAGTTTCTTTGCTTGTTGTGTTTCTTTTCTTTTCCCCCGAATGAGCCAGCTCAGAGCTAGAAAGTAATAAATGATGAACTAGTGATGAGAAAATAATAGGATTAAATACTTGACTTTTAGAATTTAGACCTTACCATGTAATACATGAATACATTAATTACACACAAAAAGGAGGGAATTATGGATTCAATTAAAGAAAAAGCGTTTAGTTTTACAAGCGATTTTAATAGCGTAAACGGTAAGCGTTCTCATGCTATTTATTTCAGTTGTAAGATAAATGGCAAATCTAGACAGTTGACACTTCAAGGAGACAAGCAAGATTGTATTGCTAAGGCAAATGCTTGGCTTCAGTGGGAAGTATCACCATTTATAACAATTCAAGGTGAGTGGGAAGAGACTGACTACCTTACATTTAATTTCAGGGAGGCAAAATGATTACTGTATATCACGCTACTGAGTTCGGAAATAACGAAAAGCCTTATAAAAAAGTTGCTGAAATTGATACAGTATCTTTCCAACACGCTTTCCGCAAAACTCAAAATATTGAAGAGGCTTGGTCAAAAGATAATTTAAGAAGCACATCTGAAGGAGATGTGCTAATTCTTGATGAAGGTCTGAAGACTGAGGTCTGTTATTTTCTTGTGCCAATGGGTAATGGTCGCAAGGGCGACAAGTTTTATGAGGCTTGGGGTGAAACTGAAGAGATTGATAACTTCAATGCTAATGGTTTCATCTATCAAGGCGAAACTACAGATGTTTATAACACTACTGAGGAGCAACACTGAAAGGTGGCGAAACTTTTCTTTCCCCGCAAAAGCGGGGGCTGGAAAGTCTAGTGAGAGCAATAAAGCTCAAACAATATTTCTTAGGAGGGAATATGAATATTAAAAAAAGACTAAACTTTTGGATCGGTTTCTATGGTTCGATTGTAATGCTTATGGCACTTGCCGTAGGCTTGGGGGTTTCATCATGAAAAAGATTGATTTTAATTTAGACGGTATGCATAGAGATACTTACGGAGAAGGGAACAGAGCTTACCAGCTTCGTAAGGCTCACTGTGATGTATATAGTAAAGATGGCGTAGAGCTATACTTTTCTTATGAAACTCTAGTAGCTTTCAAGGTCCCAGGCTTTCAGCTTGTTTCAGTTGAAAACTGCTGGGGCACTACAACAGGCAAGCACCTTAATTGGATAGGTGAGCCTAAGGATGCAAGGCTGACCAGCAATGAATTTTATAATGTTGCTAAAGTCTACCTAAAGCCTTATGGGGTTTTATTAGGAACACATGAAAGCAGAGGAGGAAAATCCTCTGCTGGTGATCCATTAAAGACTGTGGGCATGGTGTCAGCTTTGTTTGATCTTATATGTGCAGATGATAAAGAAGCTTCTGTTAAGTATAGGAAGAACTTTTATAAGAATGTTGACGGTCTCTTTTTTCCCCCCGATTGGGATGAGCTGACTACTCAGGAAAAAGATGAAAGACTGTCAAAAGTGGATAGCTTTGCTATCAAGGGGGACAACAATGGTTAATGTATATGAAAAAGCTCTTGAGGTATTTAACTCAGGGCTATTCCTTCAAATGGAAGGAAGCTTCGGCAGATACTATGTTAATACTTATATTGATAGTGGGATTATAAAAACTACTAATGATAAGGGCAGATATATTACTGACGGCTATGGTCGTCAGTTTTATCTGAAGAAATTTTATATTGATTATGATCGCATTGATTATCTTAAAAATTGTGATCCTGATTTTATTGAAAGCCTAGAAAACGGAGGTGAATGATGAGTAAACCAATAATTAAAGATGAGGATTGGGTATATTTGTATGGCGAGTTGGCTGATTACATTTTAGAGTATTCATCTCTTGATCCTATTTGGCAAACAGATGATGAGGGGAACGAAATAGCTATTAGAACAGAAGAAAAGCAAGATCAGTTTTTAGATATTGCTGATACTGTTGAGATAATCATGCGTAAAGTTTTAACCAAAGAAAGTGAGGTGAATAATGAGTAGAGGATGTTGTAATAGATGTGGCTATAAAGCTGAATATATAACGGATAAAAACAATTATGAAGATAAAGGTTATAAAAATATTAACGAAGTTCCATTAATTCAAATGCTTTGTGGTGCTTGTTATGAGGATGTAAATGATGAAATTTAAAGCTGGTGATCGTTTGCAAGTTAAAGGCTTTGCTATCTTTGGAGACTGCTTAGGAGTCTTCAAGGATGGTAGGGTTCTTTTTAGTGATGATGAGACAGGTGAGATAAGAGACTACTCACCTGATAAAGTGTTAAAATCTTATGACAAATAATAGGGGAAATAATATGGCTAAAGTTCATGTTGAAAGATTAACTGATGACTGTATTCGTGTAAGGGTGGGGGATCTCACTGTTTATATAGATGACAGCACAGATGAGCAGATTATAAATGTTTGGGACTCTGAGGGCTCTAAGCTGAAATCTGAATGGTGGAAGACTGAAGGCGAGCTGGGTAGTCTAAGCGTTAAGAAAGCTTAAATATGATCCCAAGGCTTTGATTGAAAGAGTAGGGCTTCTGCGTTGCGTCTACGGACAAGACCATCAAGCACTACTTTTTCGCCATTGACCGTAGCCTTATTCCATCTGCGTATTTGGTCTGGAGCCTCATCATATTTTTCAGCCAGCAAAACTTTCCTTAAAGTTGAGGTTGCAAGGTTGTTTCTACCAACATTAAAGGTAAAAGCTACTAAGGATGAAAATTGATCTTCATTTAGATCGACTGTAATAAGCTCTCTAACGGCTTGTTCAAATTCTTGGAGGTCTAGCTCAAGCATATGTTCAGCGTGCTCCTGAGACCAGCTCTGTCCCTCTACGACAGTTTTAGTGTGTCCGTAGCCCTGAGTGAGAACATTAGCACTACATCGATACGGCTCAAGCTTACAGCCTTCAAATTTTTTGATTAATTCTATTCCTTCTGGGGTGATGTTCACGCCAAAATTACTTTTTTGATTTTTTTCTTCAACGATCACGCCATGGTTTTTAATTTGATCTTTTTTCTTGAAAAACATTTTAGATATACTCAATTTCTTTTAAGGCATCTTCAAAATTATTGCCTAGTTTGTGCCATTCAAGATCACCAGCAAGCTTGTAAATCCAACCACTATTCTTGTTGCGTTTACCATATGGGTTCTTGGGTATCCATTTCAGCACGACTCTATCATGTCCTTTTTGTTCAAACCTAGTCATAAGTTCTTGTTTCTTGCTTAACACTTCCACCTTCTCCTTGCTTGTCTTAATCTTGAGTTAGGGTTCTTTGCCGCCTTGGGAAACTTCTTCATCTGTCCTAGTGATCTAGCACAAAATGACTTACGCCTTTTTGCGGCTTTGCTTCCTTTTTTTACTTTCCCCGTTACAGCCGTCTTGAGCTTAGATCCTGGATTTGCCCTACGATAAGCACGCACACCTTTAGCAGTCATGCCAGCACCAGACTTAGTGGGTCTGTAGTTAGCACCCTTGCCTTTAGTGGTTCTAGGTATAGATTTAGCTTTTTTTCTTGCCACGGGTTTTCCTTTTCTTTCTAATTATAGTCCGAACATTTGTTGGTTTTCCACCTACACCTTGCTTAACGGCTCTCTTTCTTTTTACAGCAGAGCGTATTTGTGCTTTGGTCATAGAGTTTGCTTTGGATCTTGGGACACATTTTGGATATCCTCTTTTGCTTTTAGATGCAGACTTTCTACCGCAAGGTTGCCATCTTCCCTTCTTTTTGGGTGCAGATATGTCTACCCAGTCTCCTTTTTTTCCTTTCCCGAACCAAGCGGTGAGACCTCCAGTGGGTTTAGCCATCTTTCTTTAGTAGACCGACAAGCCAATGCCAAACAGCTACAAGCTTATGCCATACCCATAAACAAGCTGATTTAATCCAGCCCCATAATGTGTGTAAGTATTTCATCTGTATCTTCCCCCCCTTTTTTTGTATTCACGAACTAACCATGCGTTTGCGTAAGCAGATGGATAGACCTTAAATTTTCTTTTGGCAGCCGCTTTGACCCTAGAATATAGTGCCTTGTTGACTACATTACTGGGTATCTTTGACTTAGTAGATTTCTTTTTACTTTTTCTTGCCACGCTTTTGACTCCTAAGCTTTTTGAAATCAGCACCAGTAATTTTGTTAAAAGGCGGTGCCATTTTAGCTATGAATCGTTGTTTTTTTGTAAGTTTATGACCTGGCATCTTACTTCCTCTTCATTTTACCTTTGCCTTTTTTTGACATAGGTTTTTTCTTTTTCTTTTTTTTGCCCATTCCGTATCCGTAAGCCATTATTTCCTCCAAGATTTTTTTGCTTTCATTTGTGCTTTTTTGGATAGATCACCAAAATGAAATAGCCTTACACTTGATTTGGTATGTGTTTTACCAGAGTGTAGCTGACCGTTAGGCATTTTATGATATTTGCCTTTATGTATCGTTCCATCCTTTTTGTAATGGTTTACGCCCATTCCCATAACCTTCTCCAAAAAGTTTTACTACCCTATGATATACCATATTTTTCATGCCTTCCAATGTTTTGTTGTGGTCTGGTAGCTCTTGCCACGCCTTTTTTCTTTCCTCCCGAGTGGGCAGATCGGCAATAGTTTTAGCTAAACCCATTTGCATAGCGGTTAAATAGATAAGGTCATGCCACTTTGGATCTATGTCAGACATATAATCCATGCGTTCTTTATGAGTTCTGAGTAGGCTTATGTTGTGTGAGTATCTAAGATTATCAATCTGTCCATTCTTCTTGTGTTTCATCTTCTATCGTAAGCTTATATTTACCAACAAACATTGAAAATCTACCAGAAGAATTAAATGTTTCATCTTTTTTTAATTTATTTAACAGAATCCTAGCAACATACCATAAGGTCTTTTGTATATCTCTAAAAGGGTTTTCTTTGTTATTGTATCTCCACAAATACTTTATTGCGTTCATCTGTGATGGTATTTCTTCTTTAACAGAATTTAATGATGCTACTGTTTCTAATGCATCGATACACTCTATGTCTCCATCTTTATAGTATTCAGGGTTTACATTGTCTTTCCCTAACGATCTCTCTAAGCTTTCTGAGGAGCTCTTCTTCTGTTCCATATCTTCTGATGAACTCTGTTTTGAAAGGATGTCTCGAAACGAATCTTTCATTATTTTCTCCTTGTCGGTGGTGTGGAAAGCACAATCCTATTGTTTCTAGATGTGCATTTAATTTGGTTTTGCCGTTTAAATGGTGAATCTCGCATGGTGTGTAGCAGTCGTAATGTAGTCTACAGACTATGCATCCCTCCTGGGATATTGAGTTCATCCAGTCTTGCTCTTGCTTGTTCGGTGTTCTGCCTTTCATATTCTTCGTGTAAGAAGTTTAGATTACTAATTACATATTCATTATAAGGCTTGCCAACCTCTTTGTAATTGCTAAATTTTCTTACTTCAGATAAGTTTTCTTGATGCATATCTATGCAAAACGATTTAAAGTCTTTAAGCTCCATACCTACTCCTCTCCATTCTTAAGTTTGCCATTTTCGTTCTCCACTCCTCAAACTGCATATCAATAGCAGCCTTCTCCGTGTTTAATGCATCAAGCCTAGCCTTTGCATTAGCAACCTGTAAAGATGCGTTAAAATAGCTCTCAGATGCTTCTGCTTTAGATTTTTGAGCATTATAGCTACGCTCTCCATCTTCTTTTGCTTTACACAGCTCAATCCAAAAAACTTTTTTTAAGTTCACTTCAAACTTTAGCACATTTATTCTAGCTTCTTTAATATCAGGAATGATATCTCTTAGCTGTTGATGAAAGTTTTCAGATTTGTCCATATTGTTTTCTTCCCCCGAAAGCCTGCTCCTCTGGGTCCACAAACCTTGATCTGTGTCCCTCAAACCCTAGCTCAAACTCTCCTGTTTCACCTAATCTGTTCTTTCTAATTATAACCTCCGCAAGACCTGTGTCCAAGGAGTCATAATATTCTTGTCTATACAGCATGATTACCATATCAGCATCTTGCTCTATAGATCCTGAGTCTCTCAAATCTGAGAGGACTGGTCTTTTATCCGTTCTCGCCTCCACACCCCGATTTAATTGAGATAACGAGATTAACGGACAAGAAATTTCTTTCGCCAGTCCTTTCAGAAGATTGGAGATGTAAGTCATTGATGCAGTTCTGCTATCAGAATTACTTGGTGCTTTGTTTGTTGTCATCAAAAGCTGTAAGTAATCAACTACTATCAAGTCAACATCTGTGATTGATTGTATTGCTTTGGTTTTGTTTATTAAAGTCTCAATGGTGATGGGTGATTTGTCATAGATGTATAAGCCAGACCCAGATAGTTGTTGTTTTACTGTATGAAATGATGCCCATTCGCTTTTAGACATATTGCCAGCAATAAGAGAATCCATTTTAATGCCTGACTCAGAGCTTATTATTTTCTTAACAAGTTGTTCGTTTGTCATTTCAAGACTAAAAACTAAAACATTTTTACCTTTCATAACATTGTTTGTTGCTATATTCAGTGCCCATGTGGTTTTACCCATGCCTGGTCTGCCAGCAACAACAATAAGATCACCAGACTTAAACCCTTTTATTTTTTCATCTATGTTTTTGAAACCAGTTTTTATTAAATTCTTGCTTACTGCATTTGCATCTTTTAACTCTTGCTCAACAGTGTTTATGACATCTATAACATTTTTAGGTGCTCCAGAGTTTTTGGTTATCTTGTTGTTAATTAAAAGGTCATTAACTTTATCTATCATTTCCTCAATAGTTATATCTTCCGCAACAATAACTGGTATTTTTTTTGCAAGGTTCTTTAGTTTGTTTTTAGATGTTTTTAAATTCATCATCTTCATCCAAGAAGCAAATCCAGCAGACGAAATACAGTATCCTGCTGCTTGCCTGACTTCCTCAACCATGCTTTTATTTTTCAGATTATGCATGACCGTAACCATGTCCGATCTTTGGTGTTCTAACATAACCTCATAGGCTTTACCGTAAGCTTTGTTTTCAAAATGTTCTGGCAACAAACCTTCTTCTTGTGAAAGTAAAAACTTTTTATGATCTAAAATTATTGATCCTATTAAGTTTGATTCTAAGTCTAATAATTCCTTATCCATATCTCCTCTCTATAATTGCATCAAATTGATTCATACCTAACATTGTCATCAGTGTAGGTTTTTTGTCCCAGTAAGATCTAATCCATTTTTTATGACCATCACTATTTGCAATGCTGAAGTATGCTTCCCAAAACTCTTCCTTGGTAAGATCTATTTTGTTATTTGTTTTTGGTGAGGTTATTCCTTTTCTCCCCAACTCCCTGAGCTCCTTCCATCTTGGCACAGCCTTGAATGTATTGACTGAGTGCTGATAAAAAACCTTGTCAGTTTTTTCTTTGAAAATATTATTTATTTTATCCAACTCTAGTATATATACCTTTTTAGTATTAACTTTAGTATTGTAGCCACCTGCCGACCCCCTATAGCCGTCTGCCGACCCCACCTTAAGGCTATAAAGATTGCTTGTATTATTTCGTTTTTCCCAGTCAATATACCCAGCATCTTTTAACTTTTTTAAATTATCTTTTACAGCTGTTAATGAAAGACCTGTAATTTCTGTTAGCTTTTCATGTGATGGATAGGATTGACCAAACTGATCTGAGTAATTAGCTAGTGCAAAAAGAATTAATTTTTGAGTCGGTGAGACTTCAATTCTAATAATTTTTGTAATGTATTCTACTGACATTTTGTTTCCTCATTTACATTTAACACCAAAAATAAAATAAAGTAAATACATAAAATTAGTTGATTTATTAATTTACATCATTATACTTATTACAAACTGGAGGAAATATGAATAATCTTATCGATGCTTTATTGAAAGCACAAAACGAAATTGACCATGCTGTAAAAGATGGGACCACACACTTTGGTGGCTATCCAACCCTTGAAGCTGTCATTAATACAGTCAAACCAGCACTTAATAGAAACGGTGTTTATTACCAACAAAAAACAGTGGCTAGTGAAAGAGGCGTTGTTGTAGAGACTGTCTTTTATGGACATGGTGCAGAATTAAATGCTGGTCAACTTATGGTTCCAGCAACAAAAAATAATGCTCAACAATTTGGTTCAGCACTTACATATGCAAGAAGATATGCTTTAGCTACTGCTTGTGGTATTGGTGCTAGAGATGATGACGGTCAAGAGTCAACTGCTGCATCTAACAATATAGTAGAAGATGATAAACCTGAAAACCATGTTGCTGATATGTTAAAAGATTTAGAAGATGAGCAACCAAAAAGCAAATCTGAATCAGATAAAATATACCAAAGACACTTAGAAACATTTCAAATCACAGACGATAAAGAAGTTCAGGCTGAACTCACATCTGCATATGCAAAATGGGTTGACGACAAAAGAGCAGCAAGAGCCAAAAAAGATGAGGATCTTTTATGAAAATAAAACAAGGCACGCCTGAATGGCATGAACAAAGAAAAGGTATTATTACTGGAACTAGGTTTCAAAAAGCTGTTAAAGAGTGTATATGGACTAAAGGCGATCAGTGGGAAGCTTTAGGTAGAGAAATGTATCGTGGAGACCATAACCTTTCTCAAGATCCTTTTAATCAAAATGCTATCTATGCAATGAAATGGGGCACAGAAAATGAGCCTGTGGCTATACAAGCACTTAAAGAAATGGGCTTTCAAATAGTTCCAACATCTTTTGTAAAACACAAGGAACATGATTGGCTTGGTATGTCGCCAGATGGTTTGCTTAAAAAAGGCAGAGATAATAAAAGATCAGCTATAGAAATTAAATGTCCAATTAGTAAGCCAGTAGAAAATGTTAAAGAATCAAAAAGAAACTATTGGCATCAAATGCAGCTTGGTATGGAGTGTATGGATTTAGATGAAATGCTTTTTGTGCAGTGGACACCGAATGAAATCAAGACAGAGTGGGTTGAAAGAGACCCAACTTGGGCTGAAAGATATATACCAAAAGCAAAAGAATTTCTTGTTTGGTATAAAGAACAACTAGAAAACCCAGAAGTTATTACAAGATGGGCTCAAGATAAAGAAGAGCCTGGAGTGAACTATAAGCCTGTTGATGAAGATGATGATACATCTAAATTAGCAAGTATTATTGCCAAACTAAAGAAGCTAGACGAAGCTAAGAAACCGTTGGAAGCAGAGAAAAGAGAACTCGCTGACAAGCTGGTTGAAAAGCATAGTGGAGCCTTTAGCACGCCTACGGTTAAGTGTCATATGACACACGCCAAAGGGCGTATAAACTACACCAGAATGGTGAAGGACCTAGAGATACCTTACGATCAGGTAGAGGGCTACAGAGAAGAGGGTAAACCTAGGATCTATACTAAATTAGTGGAGAATAAAAATGAGTAAAGTATCAATGACTACAAGGCTTCCTGAAGAGGTAAGTCATGTTATGGATAAATCCAGAAATGATAGAAACCATAGATTTTATGACAGGTCTAATTCCTACATAATTAATAAGGTTATGTCTGACTGGGCAAAACGGGAGAAGAAAAATGGATAAACAGTATGACAATACTAATAAAGGAGCTATCTGGAAAAACACAGATAAGCAAAAAGATACACAGCCTGACTTCAAAGGATCTATCAATGTTGAAGGCGTGGAATATTTCTTAAATGCATGGAAAAGAAAAGAAGGAGCTTCTGAGAAGAGTCCTGCTTTAAATTTCAGTATAATGAAGAAAGAAGATAAACCTTTCCCTAAACAAGAGGAAAGCAACAATTCGCAGGATGATCTGCCATTTTAAAAAGGAGTAAAAGTGGAGAAAGAAAAAACTAATAACGAAGGTGCACAACCTCAACCAGTAGATAATATTAATTTAAGTATTGGCGGAGAGATCAGAAACTATCAAGTTGAACATCTATCTGATGATGCTAAAAATAAACTTGCAAGAGTGAATCAGGATGAGGTTCAAGTGTTGCCTTTGATACAAAGAATATTTACTTTAGCAGCCTTGGGTGCAAGAGTTGAAGCTGAAGCTATGGAACAATCATTACCTAATAAGTATGAAGTTGTTAAACAACCAGAAGCTGAAGAAGAAGCTCCAGAGCAGCCAAACGGAAAAGCTGCTGATAAATAGGATTGATAGCCCATGGACTCGTCTCATGCGTTCCTTAGGGACTTTTCCGTGGGTCATCAATTTGAAGAGCTAGTCTTACAAAAGATACAAGAAAAGTATCCAACCGCTGTGTTGGTGCCAGGCAAGTTTAAGCCATACGATATCTTTATACCTGAGAAAGATTTAAAAGTAGAAGTTAAGGTTGATCTTAAAAGTCAACAAACTAAAAACATTCTTATTGAACTTAGAATGTTTGGTAAGAAAAGTGGACTTTTGTCTACAAAGGCTGACTACTGGATTATCTATACAGGATCAGAATACTTGTGGACCAAACCACAAAAAATTATAGAGTGCATCATCCTCAATAACATACCCTCACAAAAAGTTTTGGGTAAGGATGATGATGTCGAAAAGGATGCTTGCTTGATACCTATTCATATATTTAAGAAATATGTGCTTGACAAATAAATGTAATTCATGTTTATAATGTTTACAAATGTTCCACATGGAACAATTATTAAGCCAAAGGAGGGCATATGAAAATCGGAGATAAAGAAATAAAAAACGCTAACCACGCTGCTAGGGTCCTTATACTGCACGCACTAAAAGAAATTGCACAAGATGCACATTCTCATATATTTGGTGGTCTTGATATAAGATCTGAGATAGCAAGAAAAGTTATTAAAGACAGCGAAGGGATAGACATAGCTTCAGAGCTAGAAGCTGAACTCTTACTAAGAAACATAGAGTTTGAGTTTGCAAAGATACTGGGTAGCTTGGAAACCAAAACAGGAATACTAACTCATATGGTTGCACGAAATAGCTCAGGGTATGTAGACAAAAACGCTTACTTTAAAGGTGCTATTAAATAGAAATGACAGACATACTAACTTGTATATTTATATTTATTATGTTGTTTGGTATGGGTTTTCTTTGCTACATGGCTGTGCATCTGGCGGAGGAGAAAAGACAAGGGAAGCACATACCATTACCTTGGGAGAAAAAAAAGAAGGATGATTAGAAGTATTATAAAAGAAATAGAAGTAATAAGGCTTCATAAGGACATACAGTTTTTAACAAAACATTATTTCCACAACAATACAAGTATGGCAAAAGCTCTTGATGTCCTGCCCAAAGTTCTAAGAGATTTTACAAAAAAGGGAGTTATGCCACAGGATAAAAGATTTGAGAAGATGATAAAACAAGTTGAAGCTATAAAACTAGAAATTAAAGAAGCAAAAAAATATAAGCCAGAGGATTTTTTTATAGAAAATGATTGATTGGTTTTGGAGCCTAATAGACAAATGCGTAGAGAGATCGCTACAGAAACAATCAAACAAATTATTTGAGAAACAATCAAACCAGGATGAAAAATGAAAGACAATAAAAAAGTCTTTGAAGTTGTCATTGAAAAAGATGTGCCAGTGCCATCAAAATATTGGAGTAAATGGGCAAAAATTGTAGATCACATGGAAATTAATGATTCTATAGTTTTACCTAATAGAACAACAGCAGACAGGTTTTGTCAGCATGGCAATAGAAGAGGTATGAAATTTACAGTTAGACAAAATGATAAGGGTTTAAGAGTATGGAGGATAAAATGAACACATGGAAGAAAGCAGTTAAAGAGTATTACAGGTTTCATAAGATGGGTAGAAATGATTTTACCTACAGAAAATATTTTGATCCTATCCTAGAAGACAAAGATATAAACACTATATCCAAACAAGATATAGCAAAAATTAAGTCTGGCATTAAAGGTAAGCCAAGCACAGTCAATAGATACTTAAGTTATTTTAGAGCAATACTTATGTATGCTTACGAAGAATTAGGATGGTTGGACTCCAAGCCTATAATCAAAAGAGTAAAAGAACAGCCTATGAAGACTAAGTATTTTACTCTGGAACAAATCAAGAGGCTCTACAAGGTTTTACCCGACCACTTGAAAGATCCTTTTGAGTTTTCCCTCCTAACTGGGGTGAGGATGTCCAACTGTCTTAATCTTAAATGGACCCATATACACAAAAATCAGATCGCCATAGATGCAACAGAAACTAAAAATGGTAGACCTTTATGCGTGCCTTTGAACAAAAGGTGCTTAGAGCTCCTACAATCAATTAATAATACTAGCCCTTATGTTTTTACCTATGCGGGCAGAAAGATCAACAGAGCGTCTAACACGGGCTGGTATAACGCATTAGATAAAGCTGGACTGAAAGGATATCGCTGGCATGATATAAGACATACCTGGGCTACCCACCATGTGATGAATGGAACCCCCTTACATACACTTCAGCATTTGGGCGGGTGGTCCGACTTTAATATAGTTAATAGGTATGCTCACCTATCAGAAGATTATTTGAGTGAGGCTTGTGAGAATAGCAATACTTTGATATCTTAGGCTTGATATTCATATCAATCCTTTTGCGGGGCTTTGATTGCAGTTTCCTCAAAAATAGTTTTTATAAGTCCCGCTTTTTAATTATTGTCTTCTTTTTTCTTTTCTTTCCCCTTACGCAGAGCTTTGTTGTATTCCTTGTTGAATTTTAAATATACAAGCTGAACTTCTTGATCGTACTTAAGCATTAATTCTTCATATCTATCTGGGTCTTTAATTTGATATAAGTTTTGTGCAGTTTTTATTTTATCTCTTATTTCTTTTAAGTCTTTTTCAGCTTTTAAAAGCTTTGGCATACTTGCATCTCTTACTGCTTTAGATCGCTTGTTAAAAATTCTTTTTTCCTCTGGAGTCCTAATGTCGCCCAGTTTCACAATTCCCATGTTTTCATTTTTTCTAAACTCAGCCTTTTGTTTAAAATCAAGATTTTTATACTCATGTGCTAAAGCTTCTATCTCATCTTTTCGCTTGTAGTATCTAGACCCATTAATAAAATCTTGCGGTTCAGCAATGGCTGATCGAAATATTGGATAATCTTCAAAAGAATCAATTCCTAGTTCTCTTTTTCTAGGCAAGTCAGTAACCCTTCCAATAGTCCTTCCTAATCCACCCGCATGATAATCTATAAAGTATTTAAATTGATTTGGGTCTAAATCTGCCCAACCAGATCTGTAATCATTACCTCCAGTCATATCGTTTAAGGCTTTGGTAAAATCAACATAACCTTTGTTGGTGCTTCTAAATGCTTTTTTAAATTTTGGTTCTGGCACAGAATATGGAAAATCCTCTTTTGTTATTGGTCCACCAAAATAAGTCTCGTTTGCTGCTATATCTAAAAAAGGTCTCACAATAGGAGACGGAGCAAACGCTCTAGTTCTTGCAAGCAAACCATCCAATCCAGTAGCTTCTGTGGTTATTGGTGATATTGGTGAAAAAGAGGTTATAAAGCTATCTGCTAATTCATAACCCGCTTCCTCTATTGTTGTAACTGGAATTTTGAATTTTTCAGGAAATATTTTATCTGCCTGTGTTTCAACAAAAAGCCTTCCAACATTAAAATGTACATTGTATCCATATGCTAATGGAATAGATAATGCAAAAGGTTTTTCTCCAGTAGGATCCATATATTTTTTTATTTCACCAAACTTTTTAACTTGTAAACCTTCACCAGGTTTAATTTTTATTTCATCAGGTAAAACCAGAAGCATGTTTCTGTTTCTTTCATACTCTGGTATTTTTTTATATACAAGCTCACCATCTTCATCCTCATCACTCATTAATATGTTATACATACCATAAAGCATACCTGCGGTTGCTGCACCGAGACTTAAACCTATTTTGGCAGGCTGTAGCCTTCTTCTTCCTCTTTTTGTAAAAATATTTTGTCCACGCATAAACTGCACAGATCCTTGAACAGCTGGATTAAAAAACATTAACAGGGCACCTATCTCTTGACCCCACTCACCCCTTCTATCAAAATTAACTGAAGCATTTTTTGCCTGCACTGCTGCTCTTCTTTTATTCTCCATTGAAACATTATCAACACCACCTCTTTGTCTTATAAATGCTTTGAATTGCGACAATCGCCAACCGTTTTCGAACATATTATTTAAATCTCCGATAAAGTCTAGAGTATTTCTTTTTAAATCTTCCGCACTAATTTTTCCTGCTCTATATTTTGCAAGTGCAGTAAAGTTTTTAGTCAGCTTATCAGTATCTAAAAACTCAAAGTAAGATGTTTTAGAGCCCAGAGCATGATACATTTCTACTAACTTTCTTTTTTCTGGATCTTTAATACCCTCAGGTCCTTTTCTGTAATATACAAAAAGTTCGCCCAAACTTGGTAAAATACCTTTAATTGAGTCAAATATAATGCTTGATCCATAAATCCTGCCACCTGGAGTTGACTGCTCTCCTAATGCACTTGCAGTTGCAGCATAACCATCTCTTGAGAAATTCATGAACATAAAATCTGGATTGTATCCAGTATTCATTATTGACATAAACCTTGTCATCATGGCTACATATTGAAAAGCTTTATGCATACCCTGAGTATCTAGGTGTTGTAATGCTCTTGCTAATCTTTCATCTCTAATTATTACAGCTTTTTGTTTGCCATCTTCTTTGAAAAATACATATCCAGATCCTCTAATTGGATCCCACTCTGGTCTTAGTTTTGCTTCACGGGGAACTTTCTCTAAAGTTTCATATACCTTGGGGTTTTTAAATGTTCTTGCCTGATTTGCAAGAGTTGTTGCAACTTCATTTTTTTCTGCACGAACAATAGCATTTTCCCTTTGCTTGTACATTTGTATTATTGGGTCTCCTGCAAGGGATGTCCTACCTTTGGCTTTTGGTACTTCTAGCCCATATACAGACAAACCCTTGCCCTGTCTGTTTGGTAACCCATCTGCATTGGTATCAGCTGCGAAGCCAGACAAGGGAATATAATATTTATATCTAGCCACCCAATCATCAACATTTTCTTTTGAAACTAATCCGTTAGCTGTATAAACATCTCTAGTGCCTTGTATAAATTTTTGAGCAAGCTTACTAAGTGCTATATACTTTTTACCTTTTTCATTTATTGCCTTAATGGTATCGTTTGTTTTGTTATATTCAATACCGTACTTGTTAGCCAATGCAAAGATAGCATCATCAGTTTTAATACCTGATCCATTATCAGAAAAAGGCTCGGCAAGATTTTTAAGTTTTGTTATCTGTGCTTTTTGTGCTGGACTTAGCTGATCTCCATATTTTTCCATAGCAGCATCAACCTTAGCCATTCTAGTTTCAAAAATATATTTGTTCCTTTCTGGTGCGTGAAGGTTGTAAAGAAAGTCTGTTATTTTGCCATAATCGTTATCAGCAAACTCAAACATTTTATCAAGCATATTCCTTATCTCATCAGAGACTTTTAACATTTTGTCGCCAACTATAGACTTCATTAAGTCCGTTCTGTCAACCACAGACAAATCTAAATCTTTGAGGATACCCATGCCTAACTGGTCCTCAATGACCTCTTCTAGAACTACCTGTCTTTCATATTGATTTTGAAACTTTGTTAAAATATATTGAAGCATGAGACCTGAATTAAGCTCATCTCCAGATGACCATTCATAATTCTCAGATGGGGGCTTGCCTGGCGGTGCTGGTTTTTGTGTTATTTCAAAAGAAGGATCAACTTCAGGTTCGGGGTCAACCTTTCTTTCTATTTCTTGACTACTTCGATTCCTTGTTTCTTCAAATAGCTTACTAAGTTGTTGTATATTTGATCTCTGCTCATCCCTGGCTTGACTGTTAAGCCTTCCAGCTTCTTCGAGCTCTTGGATTCCTTGTTCTGTTCTTGTTTCATTAAATTCACCTAAATCAAAAATAGCTTCTTGTTGAGCTGCCTCTGCAACATATAATGCATCTTCCATTGTATCAAAAACAACTGTGGCATCAAGGTAATATTTTTTGTTGTCTTTATTTAACCATCCTCCAGCATAAACATCACGGTTCATTCTGTCTGATAATTCTTTTATGTTGTCTACATAAGATTGAAGTATGTTATCATTTATTTGGTTTTGGTCGACAATAATCTCTAAGGCTTTTACAGGAGCAACTGCAAAGCCACTGCTAGGAGATTCTAGTGTTATTGGATCTACAGTAAACCCTTCTGGGTTTTGTTTTATAAAATCTAGTAGGGAGGTGGAGTTTAGTCTTGGTACTGAAAGTCGAATGTCGTTCCTGTCGGGCTCTCTTTCCTGTCCCTCCACTCTGGTATCGGCTGTTTGGTCCTGAGTGCCTTGTCTATCTGCTTGGTTATCTGCTCCTCTGTCTGGTACCGCAAAACTTCGCTGGGCAAGGGGTGATTGAAAAGCAGTGTATAGTCCCTGAGCTTTCTTTGAAAATCCGTCAACTGATAACGCATCATTAATTCTCTCTATTAATTTAGTTGTTTCTGGAGCACTTTCCCTAAAGAGCTCTCTATTATTATTATATAAGACAAACATTTGTGCAAATGTTTCAGATTTATACCAGTTACCATCCATTTGAATTTGGTCAGCATTTGTAACAAAACTACCCAATGGATATGAAAGCATATGACCACCATAATAATCTTCTGGAGTCTTTAAGGTCTTTTTGAATATTTCCAACGCCTCTTTCATTACAACTCCGCCTTGCTCTGTTTTAATATCCATGACTCCATCTTTGAATGTGGCTGGAGGCAAGTCAAACAATGGAGATTGTGCAGTTACTGGTCTATAAATAGATCTATCTTTTATCGATAGGTCCTTTCCAATTGTGAAGTCAATGTGATGACCAAGCTCATGCATGAACACATCTCGTAAAAACATTTTTGCTCCAAGCGGATTTTCAAAGTCTAAGTTTGATAAACCTGATATTGGAGATAATGTAATTCCTTGCAGTTCAGGCATATAGGTTCCATATGCAGGACTAAAATTTTTAAATCTTTCATCTTTAACATGTGCACCAATAAAGCTTAAATCAGAAAAAACATCTATTGGCACCATATCTTTAATGTCAATAAATGCCTTACTAACATTTATAATTTCATCAGCAGATAAGTCTCTAACCCTATAAAGGTTTGTATCAGAAAATCTTACAGGCAAATCTTGGAAAATATTTTTATCGAATTTCCTTGGTTCAACAATGTGTTGTTTAACAAGACTCAACTCGTTTGCATCATATGAGTCATTTTTAATTCTTTCAACATTCAACAAAGATGTTTCTGGCAGAGATAACACTAAATTATTTTGTGTTTTTGTAACTTGTTCTTTTATGTTTGGACCTGACTCAAAGTCAATTTCACTTGTAAGTTCTCCAGCTTCTTTTTTGGGTAGAGCAAGAATTTGCTCTGTTTGCCCGTATTGATAATCAACTTTCTCATCAAAGCTTTTCTGAAACTTTGTTTGCACTTCTTCAGCAAAAGACATATTTTCTGTTGTTAGGGCTTCAGTCTGCCCTACAAAATCTATGTTAAGCAACTCTTCAGCTATAATGTTCATAGGGTCAACACTATTATTGTCTACCATTTCTGGGCTGTTTAATTTTATTGCTGCTTTATCAAGAGCAATTTTTACCATATCCTTATTAGCAACTAAGTTTGATAGTTCGTTGAGTATTTCTTGCCCCTCTTGTTCCCCTTTAGATTTTATTGCAGACTTGATTTGTGGCGACAGTTGCACTGCTGTATTAATTCCAGTTATGGTTCCTCCAGCTATAAATGACCCCAAGGCAGTATGAGCAAGATTATCACCAATGATTTCTGGTACAGATCTACCCTCATAAAAAGGATTATTGTAATTGTCATAAGCAATTCTTAGTTCATCTTGATTATCAAAATAAGCATTACTATGTGTTTGTACTAGCGTGTTAATTTGCTCTCCCACCTGGTCAGCAATGAAAGCGTCAGCACCATTTTCTAGAATTTCTTTAACATACTGCTCTCCAGGTCCTTTTTTAAAAATGTTGATGCCCTTCGCTATTCTGGCAGCTGGCAAGAGTTCAGTAACTACTTCAGATGTAGCTTGTATTTTTGCGTTGGCGGTTGCATCCTTAATAGACATACCTCTAGCCACAGAATCTTCAAATACTTCTCCATAAGTAATAGTTCCAAAAATAGGTAAGCTGCTTAAGGCAAAAGAAGTAGAAGCAGCAGGATTTTTTGTAACATAACTTGCGATAAGAGAGGGTGCAACTAAGCCAATACTAGTTACGGCTCCTGTAATTGTTTGGTCTGTTCTATCTGTAAATCCAGCTTGTTTGTATCTTTTTTCTCGTTGTGCTCTTTTTTTTGAAGTTTCTTTGTCCCAAGACTCTCTCCATTCAGAAAAGTCTTGTTGCGTTTTTTCTCTAATTTCTTCTAACTCTTCTTTTGGTTTTCTAGTTAAAGCTATATCGCCTGAGCCAAAAAAACTTTTTTTCAGACCAACATCTTTTTCAATCTCAGATCTGATATAACCGTAGCCTACCACTCTGTCTCTTGTTAACTGATTCGCTATACTGCTTGTATCTTCATCAGAATCTAACTGTGCATTAAGGTCTTCTAGCAAATCATCAAATGCTTGTGCTTTTATGCTCTTGAAAATTTGCTCTGGCATATCAGCATAGGTTTCAAGAAGATCAATGCCTCCTTGCTTAAAATACTGTGGTGTTTTTTGGAGTCTTGACTTGCTTTCTTTTGTTAAGGGATCTTCTTCTCTGGATTCAAGCTTTTGACCGAATTGATATTCTTGTTGGTTTTGTTGTTCTTTTCTCTGTTCTAACTCTTCAAGAGTTTCTTCTTCAGGCTCCTTCTCTAGTAGTTGACCAAATTTATATTCTGCCACACCATTATCCCCTTATTGCTCTACAAGCTGCATGTATAAGTAATCTAGCAACTCCTCATCATTTAGCTCAAAGGGAGCACCATCAATAAGAGCATCAATATCATCTATACCATAGAGATCAGCTAGTGATTCTTTATATTCTTTTCTTGGGGTGTTATGTGCTATTGCTAAATTACCAAATGTATATATTGCCCTTTGACCATCTTTAAGGTTGTTGTCAGCAAATTGTAGTTTTGCAACCTCTTCAGAGAACTGTGCAAGTCTTGGTTGAACTGATGCAAAGTACTTACCTAGATTGCCTCCGTATTCCTCAGGTATTATAAAAAGATCTGTTTCTTTGCTTTTCTCTGTTTTTAAGGTAGGCATATAAAAAGCAAATGTTTGTATTGCTGCACTGACCTCTTCTTCTTGTCCAACCAAAGTGCCTTTAAGATCTAAATCAGTTACAGACAATGCTTTTGCATCAAAAAAATTATCCATTGCTTTGTTGTAAGTATCTCTTACTGTTACCATGTCAAGTTTCTGTGGTGTTTCTCCTTTTTCTTTTTTACCCTGTGAAAGAAGTTCTTCTTGATATTGAATTTTAAATTTGCCAAGCTCTTCAGCTGCTTTAATAAGATTTGGATTTTGTGAGAATTGTGCGGCTACAGTCCTAAGTGCACTCATTGTGTCAGTCGCATCACGAATAGATACAGCCTTCGCATCAACTCCTTCTAAGTCTTGTTGAACACTTGAACCACTTAAGTCGGGTAAAAATCCTTCAAATTCTTTTTGTTCGCCATCGACATCAACCGTAAATGTAGCACCTATTACCGCATTTAAACCATTTTCTTTTCCAACTATATCCCCGTTTAGTCTTATATCTACTATAGAGCCTTCTTCACCATCATTGCTAATAAATTGTTTTCCCTTGAAAAGATTTATGTCTGACCTATAAATCGTTGTAAGATCGTCTGCAAAAGAAGGACCTATTTTTGTAAAATCACCAGATTCTAAAACAGGTTGTAGATTTAGGTAGGCATCCAATACTTTTGGGGTGGCTATTTCAAGAAAGTCAAATCCTTCAGCTTTAAGTCGCTCATATGTTGCTTCACCAAAATACATGTGCTCTTCTAATGCCTGTGGATCTGTAGGTAAATTACTAAAATGATCGATCAAGCTATTAGCCTCCATCCAACCAGCTTTACCTCTTTGGTAGTCTAGTAGAATTTTATTTGCAGCATTTTCAGTCAAAACACCTTGTGTTTGTGCTTCTTTGAGAGTAGTCCCAGCATTATAGCTTTGGACCATAGCCTCATTCTTTCTTGTCTCTGACTTTTTCTTCTCTGCATCAATATCAAAAGAAGCTAGATCAGTTTTCATTTTTTGTTCGGCTGCTTTAATCTGAACATCAGTGAGCTCAAGCTGTTTTTTTTGTCTTTCTTCGTCTAATTTTTGTTGATTGAATTTTAATGCTAAATTAAAACCTGACTCAAATCCGCTTGCTAAACTCATGATTAATCAAATAATTTGTTAAGTAATGCTGCTGCCGCAACTCCTAGCAACACTGGTCCTGCCAATGCACCAAGAGCTGCTCCACCTTGTGCAAGCAAATTTCCTCCTGCTGCCTTTGATGCTGCTGCCTTTGCTATTGCTGCGTCTGCTGCTAAATATGCACCTACTCCAGCACCCATACCCATAAGGCTTTGCTCTGCTGCCTCTTTCTGCATACTAAGATTTCTTTCTGCAATGTCTTTTTGTGCTTCAAGCCTAGCTGCACCAAGCAACCCAGCTGTTGCTTGCTTTTTTGTTTCTTGCCCTGTTGCCAATAGTCCGCCTAATCCTCTAGCCACTTAGTCCTCCTTGTGTTAAAGATCTATCAGTAATGCCGCTTCCTAGCCCACCAGATAAAATTTGCATCCTTCTCTCTTCTGATCTCATCCTTGCAAAGTTTCTTGCTGCTACCAACGAAGAAGCTTCTGTTCTTTGAAAGTCAGCTTGCGTTTCTGGTCTTAAAGATACACCAAAACCAGCCTGTCGTCTCATTTCTTGTCCTCTTGTATTAGCAAACTGTCTAGCTACAGCACCTTGAGCCCTATTAATTTCTTCTTGCTGTAACTCACCAAAACCTGTAGTCATTTGTCTGATTAGGTCTTGCTCTACTGGAAAGAATCTATTTAGGTAATCTTGGAACTCAGCTTCATATAGATCAGCCAAAGTATCTTGAGCAGACTGATCGCCTTGTCTAAATGGGTTGACATAAAGATTGCCCCCAGATTGCCCATAGTTGCCAGCCATGCCACCACCATAGTTACCGTAACCACCGCTCATATCTTGAGGTCCAAAAAGAGGCAATCCTCCAGTATAAAATGCCATTACAATAATGCTCCTATAACTTGTGAGCCAATGATAAGAACATATAGTCCCCAAATCATGGACTCTAATCTAACAAATCTTTTTGAGCCAGAATCTAAACGATCTTCAATGTTTTTATAACGCAGGGCACATATCTCTTCGTGTTGATCTATTCTTGTTCTAGCTGTTTCCACTACCACCTCCTAAAAACAGACCTGTTCCAAAACCTAAACCTGTTCCTATTACTGATTGTCCTGCTTGACCTTTTTGAAAAGCCTGTTGTGCTTCAGCAATACCCCTTCTTGAGGCGAGCTCTCCAACATCACCAAGTCCACTAATAGCACCTCCAGCCTGTCCCTGACCCATAGCGACTATATTTTGCATACCTTGATAATATCTATCTAACTGACCAGACAATCCCTCAGTTTGACCAAGTGCCATGCCTCTTGCCTGTGCTTGATTCATGGCTGATGTAGCTGCTTGGTATTGTCCGCTTGTAGGGTCAACTCCTTGAGCAAAAGCCTGTCTTTCCATATTTGCTCTGGCTGCTTGAAACTGTGGTTGTTGAACAGCACTCACATATCCTTCTACAGTTTTAAATGACGACTCATCTTTCATGGCTGCTACATTAGCTATAAATTCATTTTCTAAAGGAACATAATATTGTTGGTAAAGATTAAATCTTTGTGCAGCTATTGAAGCTAAAGCTTTTTGTGCTGCTGTGTCTTTTATTTTGGTTGATCCGCCACCGCCCATTATAGTTCTTTCTCCGATAAATAAAGTTTTATTTGATAACCTCTATGAGATAAAGCATCTGCTAATCCTTTCCAAGCTGTCCAAAATTCTATTTTATTACAACCTCTTTCTCTTGCCATGTCTTCTATATAATCCATGTATTTATCAGCTGCCTCGCCTCGTTTATCATATGCCACCCAGATTAATAAGGACTTAGTTGGCTGAAACACGCTGGGCTTTTCTTGTAGAATGATAAAGCTTTCACATGGTTCTTGCTCTATATCTACATAAAGCTCTGCAATGTTATTTACCAAAGCTCCGTAAATGTCTTCTGGTCGCCACTCTGGATTTGCTTCTTCTTTTATTTCCCGCAAACCAGGGGCTATGAAATCCCAGTAAACTCTTACATCAACCTGAGCTAACATTTTTCTTGTAAGATATCACTTTTTATTATATCTATCAAAGCAAATCCGCCTAATTATCCTTATCCATAAGGGTTGTTTAAATCAATATCATCTAAAGATGTTGGCATATAACCAGTATCTTCAAATGTTAATAAGCTATTTAATTCAAGCTCCTTGTCATTAAAGTGTTCTGTAAGCCATTGTGTTACCACGCTATCATTAACATCATCTATTTCTACAAAGCTTGAACTAGAAGTATCTTTGCCAAAATAATTGAAAGTTATGTATTGATTTGTAACAGTTACGGTGTTTGATGAATTGGCTGTTTCGTATGCATTAATAGTGTATTCAACCTCTGTAACAACATCTTTACCACCCTGAACAATCTTTTTTGATGTTATGGTGTTTGGTGTAAAACTAACTGTGTATCTTTTTAAAACTGCCATAATTAACTTGCACTAAATTTAACAAACCTTGCATCAACTGAGCCGATCTGTCTGCTGTTTCCGTTTCCTTGTCCATACACAAATAAGTTTACAGTACCTGTTCCAGTATATCTAAATGCAAAAGGTATATTTGCCGTATCTGAGCTAGATGTTAACCTACTTTCTGATATTAGTCCTGGTAGCTTTTCTAGGTCTGGTGTTACATATCTAAAAGGTCCAGAATCACTATCTGTAAGTTTTGTGGTGTCTGTCCCTCCCGAAGTAACCTGTGTATTTATTTGAAAGCCAGACCCAGTACCAAAAGTACCATCTGAGAATAAAAGACTAATTGTTTTTACCTGTCCATTACCTCCTTTAAGTCTTACATATCCTTGATAAAAACCAGAACCAGAGCCAACAGAAACAACGAAAGCATATCTTTTGCTGTTATTGTTAAAATTACCAAGACTTGACCCTGATACTAAACCACCGTTTGTAGGTAATACTAAGTCAGTAGCATCAATCTTATTAGCTGTAATCGTGTTTGCTGATATTCTGCCACCATCTATAACAGTTGTCCCAGATGACCCTAGATCAGATGCTTCAAGCGGTGTTATTGTTAACTTGTTAGCAGATATTGTTCCTGTTTGTAAGTTACCACCATGTATTGATGTAGATCCATTTGTTGATAAATCTGATCCAATTATCAAACCACCTGCTGTAATTAAACCAGTTACATCTATTTGTGCTGCATCAAGTTGTCCAGTAACAATAGAGTCTGCATCTATATCAACAGCATTTACTAAATCAGCAGTAAGAGATCCTATCTTGGCTGCCTCTATCGATCCATTTTTAATGTTTGCTGTATCAATAAATACAGTCCCACCATCAACGATAAATGGAGTTACTGAGCCAGTTCCAGATGAAGGAACTATAGCAAACCTATCTGCCTGGAATACTACATTACTTGTTTGCTGACCATCAGGGGTTGTACTGCTTTGTACCACGAAACCAGCTATATGACCGTTACTGTTTACTTGCATCACATAAGATGCTTCTGATTGACCTAAAGTATTTGTAGTAGTTTCTGCAAGCTGTAGCACGCCAGCATTTGTCCCAATAGTACAAGCACCACTAAATATGCTAGATGTTGTAGATGATGTGGCAGCACTGCCTACAACCTTGACTCGCAACTTTGTAGATGTAATTCTTGATACAACTTTGAATGTCCTGTTGAGTTGTTCTACTGTTAAGCCGCCAACGGATGAAACACCTTTAAGGGACAAGAACACGCCAGATGTTACATCTGCATCTGTAATGTTGTGAGCAACAGCAGAGCCTGAAGCAAATGTCTGTATATTGATGTTTTTGTTGCTTAGTGTTTGTACTTTAGCGTCAAAAGTTACGCCTATTTCTGAGGAAATAGCATTAATAGAGTTTGCATTTGCTGTAATTAAACCATCTCTTAAAGGTTGCCAAGCAGAACCATCCCATCTCTTTATTTCATTATTGTTGCTTGTATCAATCCATAAATCACCTACAGCATTTGCTGTTGGGGCAGAACCACCTACAAAGGTTTGATTAGAGGTTGGTGATAAGGCTACCCAAGTGCTTCCGTTCCATCTATATATTTTATTGTTATTGTCTGTTTCTATCCACAGATCACCTGTACGCAAGTCATTGTCTGTATTATTGGCTGGTTGTTCTGTGCCAACAAAAGATTTATTTTTAGTATCTACTTTTGTTGTAAGTGCACTTATCGCATCTGCACTTGCTGTAACTCCACTATTTGAATCATTAACAGTAGACTCCAAAGCATCAATTCTTGATGCACTTGCAGATCCAGAACCAAATACTTCTGTTTCCAGTGTAGAAACAGCATTAGCGTTTGCAGCAACACCCGTCTGACTATCATTAACAGTATTTTGTAAAGCTTGAATCGCTTGTGAGCTTGAGGTTATAACTGAGTCTCTTACAGATTCCCAAGCACTACCAGTATATCTGTAAAGCTGATTATCGTCAGTATCGATCCATAAGTCTCCTGCCGTTAATGTTCCGCTAGGTTCATTTGCTTGTTTAAAGTTTACAGGAATACTTGTTACTGTGTTGGTAAGAGAATTTAGATTGCTAGCTGTTGCAGCTACACCAGTTGCTCCATCATTTACTGTATTTTCAAGGTTTGTAATTTTCTGACCCTGTGATGTAACCGTACCATTAGTTGTGCTTAAGTTTGTTGTTAGAGTTTCAACAGCGGTTGCATTTGCAGATATCCTAGCATCTTCAATCGCCACAAAGGCTGAACCATTATATCGGTATTGTTTGTTTGTAAGATTGCCACTAGCATCAGCATGGTTGGTATCAAACCAAATATCGCCTTCCTGTAAGGCAGAACCGTCAGGTCGTGCTGTGGGCTCATCATCCTGTGCAAAAACATGAAGACCGCTTGTATCTCCTACAGGAACCCAGTTTGAATTTGTCGTTGCTGTAGCACGATAAAGCTTGTTGTTGTCATTAGAGTCAATCCACAAGTCTCCTATAGCAGTAGCTGTTGGTGCATTATCCTGAACAAATGTCCTTGCTTTAGTATTAACAGTTCCAGTTAGCTGTGTAATAGAACTATTCACATTAGTTATATCACCATCATTGTCTGTAATTTGTGTTTGTAAACCATTAATTGCTGAAGCTACTGTGCTTGAGGAGCTAAATCCAGTAATAGATCCTTGCAGTTCTGTAACATTTGTTGATAATGTGCTTATAGAGTTTCCTTGGTTTGTTACGGTTCCAGACAATGTGCTTATAGCATTCGCATTTGCCTGTAAGCCAGTGGTAGAATTTGTTATAGAAGCATTAAGAGATGTTATGTTCACAGATGTTGATATGTCGGCATTATCGCTGACACCAGCTACCAACAATATGTCAGACGCATTTTGCGTTATAGCATTACCATTTGATGTAATTTGAGTTTGTAAGGTTGTATCAGAAGAAGATGTAGATCCTGCTGTGGTAGCTGCAAAAGAACTTCCTGTATAAACAAACAACTCATTTATGTTTGGGCTTGAGTCTGTATCTATCCATATGTCCCCTGTTTGTAAGGATGTACCATCAGATCTTTGTGATGGTTCACTGTTTGATCTAATAACCCTTGGTGTGTTTGTAGTAAGGTTTGAAACATTTGTTGAGGCTGTTGCAGCGAGTGTATTTATTGTTTCTAAGGTAGCTTGCAAAGTCCTTTGGGTGCCACTAATAGTTATACTCATATCAGTGTTCAATGTGCTAAAACCAGGCAATAGTTTTATCTCTTCTGATAGCTGTGTCATTACTGCACCCACATCTACGGCTGTGCTTGCAGATGTGCCAGTCTCACTGTTGAATGGTCCTGCTTCATCATTTTTATTTACATGACGAACCCAATAATATTTAGTTGCTGCGTTACCAACTTGATGGCTAAATACTGATGCAGTAGTTTGTGCTAGAAATGTTCTTGAGGCAAAAGAATTAGAATTGCTGACAAATATTTCTGTATGAGAATGTCCAGCATAGGAAGGAAAGTCCCAAGATAATAGTATGTTTTGGAAAGCACCTGAAGCCGAGAATCCAGTTGGTGCCGTGGGATTAGCTACGCCATCCTGTCTATCATCATCGTCAATAACAAAATCAGAACCACCGCCTGTAAGGTTGAAGTTTTGTTTAGCAATGCCTGCATCTATGAGATCCTGAAAGGTTACTGCTTTGTCTAATATGCTGCCCTTTTCACCTCTAAGCTGTTGTAAAGAGTCTAGAACAGACTGTGCAAATCTTTTGCCTTCAATACTAAAATCTCTTGGGACAGGGAAACTCCCACGGGCTTTGACATTCTTTTTTTTATTTTTTAAAAACTCATTTGCCACTAAGCTATCTCCTGTGGACTTTCATAAACGCAAACTTCGTTAATGATATCTGTTCCCTCCAGCTGTATTTCAAAAACTTTACCTCTATAACCACCTGGCAACCTAAAAGGGTCTGAGTTAGCTACAGTCTGCGTGTGTTTTAGAGAACCATCTGCGAAGAGTTTAAATGTAAGGGCGTTGTATGCTTCAGCATCAACTTTGGCAATGCCTGGAGATAAAGGTCTGTTGCTAAAAAATTCTTTCGACTTCCATAGGTATGATCTTTTAGTTGTGCCTCTAGCAAACTTTTTAAGAGTGCCATCAATAACTAAATATAACTCATCGTTTTCTCTGTCATTGAACCCTGCTGTTGCATAAAAATTAAGATTTACAAAAGCATTTTTGCCACCTCTAGGATCAAAGATAAAACCTTTTTTAGTTGAGTTGTCTGAGCCGTCATAAGTGAAAGCTATATACTTACCCTCATATTCATATGCTTCTACATTGCTTGGATAATACTCTGTTTGCCATTGATCCCTTGTGAGTATTTGTTCTGTAATAAGCTGTATGCCTGAGTTTGATGCTAAAACTAAACCATCAGGTGAAGAGTAAATAGCATACTCACCCATATCAACCAGGGATCTTTTATTAACGCATGGTAAGTTCGCATCTATTTCTACCATAGCCATAGCACTAGGATCGGTGCCAGATGCCATCAAAGGCTTGCCTTTTGTTGTTACTAGCAAACCAGAGGCTATAGATGCTATAGCAACTATGTCCTCTTGCGTTGTTAATTGGTTAGCAAGTGGATAAGAGTGAGGCAGAAAAGACTCGCTAAAAAGCAAAGTATTACCTGAGAAACCTGCCGTAATACCATTTGGCATGGTCGTAATACCAAGCATCGGTCCGTCTGGGTGATCTGAAGTAGTATCATCTGGTGGTGCTAGGTTGTCCGATGATTCTATTTCTTCCCCGAGAAGGTCGTCTGTAACTGCCTCTGTTGTTGTGCCAGCTGATGTACCAGTTACATCTTTGACAAATCTAAATACACCATTGATATCAGTTCTATAGATTCTTCTTTTGGCTATTGAATAATTACCTGATGTTGCTGCTGGTAAAGTTAATGTAACTGTAGCTCCATTTTCTGCATCTACAATGTCTGCTGATGTTACTGCTGAGGGTGGTCCTTCTTCACCAAAAGTTGTTATTTCTGTGTATAAATAAGCTCTAGAGCTAAGGGCTGCACCGTCTGCTGCTGAAGTATTGTCTACGCTTGGTGCTGCTGTAAAGGCTGCTGGGGTTGGTAATCCAAGCCTAAATGACGCTGTTGGGTATGGTCCTGAACCAGATACGCCAGATGATAGAGATGTATATTTAGGAAAGTTGCCAGAACCTGTAAAGTAAAACCTACCGTGTGTATCTTCTTTAATAGGGCTTTTGATAACATCTACATCATCTGTAAAGGTAAACCACGAAGATGAGGTAGCTTTGAATATAGTCCTTGTGGTGGCTGATATGTGTGATGCTGGGTGAGTGTTACCTGACTCAGAGGGATCATTCACATCTGTTGGTATGCCTTCTATTCTGCCTGAATCTAAAAAAACATTTTGTGCGTTTTGTGCCATATCCTCTGGCAACAAGCGAGGAGATACTTTTTTACTAAGTCCCGTAAATGTTGTAAGTTTAAATCCAGCCACTCTAACCCTCTGTTGGTGTGAATATACCTGCCTCTATAAGTTTCTCCCTATTGAGCATATGTGCTGCTTCTATATCATCTTTTGATTGACCACTGTAAGCTACAGCAAGGTTTTGGTTTATCATCTCTTGGTTGAGATCTAAGTCATCTGCAACAATAACCCCTAACACTCTGCCAAACTTACCTTTTTTATCTAACTTAGTTTGTACTTTTACAAAGTCAGCCTGCTCAATTTTTTCAGACAAAAACGCTGAAGCTAGCTTGCCTCTAGCTTTTTCATCTAAATCTCTGGTTCTAGATTCAGGAGTATCCACTCCAAAAAGTCTAATTCTAGACTTGAATACAATGTCGAAACCTAAATCTATTTCAGCATCTACTGTATCTCCGTCAACAACTCTGGTAACGGTGCATCTATATTCATACATTATTTATTTCTTTTTTCTTTTTTTAACAGTTTTGTAAGCTTCATTCTTAGCAGTTGTAGGATCGTCAGCAATGTATCTGCCTTTCTTATCCCTTGTTCTAACCACTTCAGATTCAACCAAGCCTATTTTTGCTAACATATTACCAAACCAGCTCATTTGTCCTCCTTAGATTGAGAAGCTCCAAAATAAAAAGATATCACAGCACTAGCCAATCCACCTAAATATCCTAGAACTAAATTAATTAAAGCTTCACTATTTTGTTCTGGTGGCTGCAAGGTTACTAAAAATATGTAACCAAGAAAGCCTCCTAGTGTAGCTATGCCCATAATTCTTGTTGTCCAATCTTTTGAAAAATGTTTTCTTGCATCTTGTTTCTCTTGTGCCTCTAGCTTGTAAACATCAACATCAAGCTCTTTCATTTGTTTTTCAAAATCTTGTTCTGCTTTTTTAAGTTGTAACATTTGTTCTGGTGTTGCTTCAGCAATAGCTTTTTCTATAGACTTAGGGTTGTTTGGTACGCCAAGTGTTTCAGCTATTAGATTTGCTGCCATGCCACCCATAGGTCCACCGATTGCTGTGCCTAGTGTTGGAGCTACTGCACCAACTACATTTTTAAGTAAATTCTTTAATGCCATAATTATCCTTATATTGTATAAATAGCTAAAGGTTTGCTTTTACCCTTAACTTTTATGGGTTTAAGTAATTTTAAACTAAAATCAACACTTTTTGCAGTCTCATGCCCTATCAGTATGTCTTCACCAACTTCTTTAGTTGCAGACTCTAATCTTGCTGCAACATTAATTGCATCACCTATACCAGAAAAATCAAACCTAGTATCTGATCCCATGTTGCCAATAACAGCCTCACCAGAGTTCACGCCTATACCTATAGCTATTGGCTCTGGTAACTCTTTTTGTAATTGTTTGATAGCGGTACGCATATCCTGGGCACAGGCTACAGCTCTTTCTTCATGGTTGTCTAAATCTAGCGGTGCGTTAAATATTGCCATACAAGCATCACCTATAAACTTATCTACCATACCTCCATGTGCTTGTATGCAAGTTACTTGAGCTGTTAGAACTTTATTCATTATCTCTGTTACTTGTTCTGGTTCTAGTTTTTCAGATAGATTTGTAAATCCTCTGACATCTGTAAATAAAAATGTGCAATATTTTTTCTCTCCCCCGAGTCTCAGCAGGTCAGGATTGTCTTGTAGTTGTTT